ATCCTGTACATCCACCTTGAGATCCACACTGTCCGTTGGATCCTCTCTGACCACCTGCACCACCGTGACCAGCACCACCACAACCTTCTCGACCTCCTCCTCCACCGCCGCCTCCAGCAGCGATTTTCAGATTACCCATACCCCAAGCATTTAGGAAGACCATAGAAGCAGCACCGCCTCCACCTCCTCCAGCAGAGCATCCACTACAAGAAGCGTGGTTACCGTTAGCACCTGTACCATATCCTGAACTATTGGATCCACCACCTCCGTGTCCCCAACATCCATAACATCCATTGCCTCCACCACCGCCTCTACCGACAGCAGTGTACAACGTTGATCCATCAGGTACGGTTATGGTAGTACGAGCACTACCTCCACCTCCACCATTATTTCCTCCTTGACCACCTCTTCCACCAGCAGCACCCCACGCCCAAATGGTTATAATACCACCTGAACTAACACTAAGACTTGAGGTACCACCTGATTGAAATCTATGAAATCTATAATTTCCATCTGCAAATCCTTCGTTCCACTCGGAACCACCAGATGCTGATACATAACTGAATGACGGTCCTCCACCCCCACCACCTGATCCACCAAGAGCACTTGTGCCACTTGATGTGGGGATGAATTTTGCACTCATACCGAATCTTCCCATATTTTACTCCTTAAGGTACAGCATAGTTACCACCCGATCCCATTACTGTGAAGGGTTGTGTCTCATACTGTTGGTTGACAATAGCAAAGGAACATATACCAACTACCTGATCCATACCTGGTACATTACCACCAGACCACAGTATAGTATGTCCTTGACCGTTGATATTTATCGATTGTGGTAAACCTGCACCACCCATATTATAAACAATTACGGTGATACCATAACCACAGGATTCATAAGGAACATTATTTAATGATAACGTCCAGTTACCACCACCTGTCTTATTGACCCAGATTACGTTATTGTCGTTAAAATCGTGTGTTACGTTACCACTAGAGTTATAATATGTGATCGATTCTTTTGTCTCACTGAAATGTAGTATTCCAGTTGATGTAATATGTCCTGACGTAATATCTACAAATTGTGCGTATGATAGGTCATCGTCACCGATGATCTGCCACGATGCATCTGTCTCAATCGTGACCGTAAATCCGTTTGCAATAGTTACTGGACCAGCAGTAAATCCGTTGGTAAATTCTACACCACCGTTAAAGACTGGACCAACTGTTATATTTTCTGATATCGTAGTACCGTTGGTTCTAATGATTGAACCTTCACCTAATGAAGGACCACCTCCACCAACATCATCCCATCCTGGGTTACCAGCATTAGCATCTTGCTTATATATCTGTGCCATATCCTCGGTACTGTTGTACACGAGGGTACCATAAGCAGGAGTTCCCAGAGCATTTATCTGAGACTGATTTAATGGTGGTAAGTTTAATTGTTCTGAGATTGACCAGGCAGTAACTAGACCTCTAGTCGCTGCTTGTATCTGACCTTCTCTTATTTTAGTTGTCATTCGTCAGATGCCTTTGTTAGCTATTTAGATTACCAGTTCCCTAATCTGGATCACGTCGGTAGCAGCAGGTGCTGTACCAATACTAAAGTCAACGGCATTACCTGTAACTGTGTAGTCTAGACCTGGAATCTGTGCTACACCATTAAGGAATACGAGTACTGAATATGCTGTGTGACCAGGAGATATAGCAAAGGATGCTGTTGATCCATTACCTTGATATGTCACACCGTTATTGCTGTTGGCAACACCTGTTGCAAGAGTGTATTTGTCAGCAGCACCATAATTACCTGTAACGTCTATGTTACCAGTGATGGCAACGTTACCTGTAATTCTCATTCTATTAGAAGCATCTGGTGCTTCACCAATACCATAGTTGGTGACTCCACCAAATCTACGTGCAGTAATTGGACCAGTATCGGTCATACCGAACTTGTACCATATACCTGTCTCATAGATCCAACCTAATGAATCACCTGCTTCCCAGTCTATATTATAAACTAGGTCACCATCATTAAATGCTAGTGCAGAGTCAACATCAGGATTACCAGAACCATCATCTTCTGCTAAGAATGTCTGTCTTAATACAGTACCATCATTATTAGAGTATGTTAGTAATAGTGTCTGGATGTTCTCTTGTGCACTAATTCTCTTCTGGAAGGTAACAGGACCTGAGAATACTGATTCTAACTGGTTAGATGCACCACCAATTACAGTTAATTTATCAGTAAGAACAACCTCAGAGAATGTCTGAATGGTTGTGTTCTCTTCACCAACAACATTCAACTGTGCAATGTCTTCGTTAGTGATCTGACCTGTAACTGGGTTGATAACCTGGTTACCAACAAATAGTTCACCATCACTGTTAACACCAGAGTAGTATGCAACTCCTGCTGATTCCTTCAGTGACTGTGACAGTCTAACCTGTTGTGGTGTTAGCACCTCCACCTGTGTAGATGGGAATGCAGTACTATAGTTACCTGGTCCGAAACCTAGGTACTCAAACGTATGTCCAGATGCTCTAAGAATAGAGTATCTTCGCAGTTCACATAATATAGGTGCAACTGAGTTGTCAGCATTTAGTTTGAGTGCAATCTTTCTCTCTTCCTCATCACCTAGTCTTGCTGTTACCACTATATTATTAAGAGTATTAGCAGTAGTATTGTATCCTAGGTTGTTTTCTGTCTCTAGTAGGAAGAATTGAGTACTTTCTTTAGTGATAGATAACTTCTTATCCTCGTTAGGATTAGGTGAAGCACCATCAGTGGTTGTAACCCTACCTAGAATTTCATTATCAGCAACGGAGATAGAAGGAGCAGGGTCTGCTATTGGGTTATCTCTGTCAAATGTAGGATAAACATCTACTTGGTTCTGTGAGAATGCGAAATCATCAAAGTTTGATGTAGCAGGAGATACTGAAGCATTCAAGAATGTAAGATAATAGATACCGTCAGCAACACCACGTTCAAACTCCTGATATGTTTCTACCTCATAAATGTAGTATGTTTTATCATAGGCAGGTGAGTTCGTTTCACTAGATCTTGGTTGAATAACGAAACCAGTAATAGGTACTCTAGGTACTGGGAATGAATCCTTGTCTAGTACATATCTGAAACGATAAATTCTATCCTTAAGGTCTCTTGCGTCTGGAACTCTTCGAACAAATGTCGTAGGAGTAAATCCAAGGTTATTATATTGTGAGTTAGCAATCAGTGTAGTATAGATATCGTTATTTGCACTATCTACCTGAATATACCAGTTAGACTGGTTCTGATCAAACTTAATAGGTGAAGCATCATCTCCTGGAGATGTACCTGTAACCTCAATACCTGATGGATCAATCTTTGCACTATGTGTTGTAGGTTCTTGTGCACCAGCAGCAATCAATAATACGTTAAGATTATCTGGTACCGTTGGTGAATCTCTTCTAGCACCTACAGTATAACCCTGTACCTTACTTGGTGGTTTAGCATTAAGGTTGGTGTACCCATACAAGAATAGTTTTGTTGGGTCTGCTGCTGCCTTGATCTTCTGAATATCTAATGTTACCCAGTTAATTGATATCTCTGGGACATCACTTAATGACTTAGGTGGTATAACGTGCGTGAGTTGACCCGCTTTATCCTTAGTAAACGATGCTGACTTAAATCCTTTTGATCTAAGAGAAGTGTTTCCAAAGTTTGAGTTTGAGTTCGTGATTGAGAGGTCTCCTCCACTATCAGAGAAGAAGTGGTCACCGAATCCAACGGCGAACACCGAGACGACCTGGATAAATGCGTCGTTACTTGCGTATATGTGTCTATTTCTCCAACCCTTACGATACTTGGACAGTCCATCAATGTGTGCACCTGAACCTGCTGCTTGTGCTTCATAGTTTCCAGTAGATGCGTTGTATTTAACAAATGCTCTATCGTCTTTCTGTAGTGAGATACCAGTAAACTGGGCAACAACCATTGATTTGAAACCAGTTGCCTCTGCACCATTAGCGTGCATACCATTTATACCCCAAACTGATCTTAGTGAACAGTTGAATACATATGGAGATGCTGAGTCAACAGTATCAATCTCAACTTTAACCAGTACGTTACTACCAATGGCATTACCAGATGGTTCTGATGACATCTGATACGTAAACTGGTTACCTTGTGCTGACGTGACAAGGAACGATCCATTATAAAGGTTAGCGTCTGCCTCAGTTGGTCCTGTTACACCACTCAAGTTAACAGCAACACCAACAGAGAATCCGTGGTTAATTGGGTTATCTTGAATGTCAACAGTAAATGCTGTAGCAGTTTGACCGTTTCTGATAATCTGAGATACTCTAAATTCGTCAGAAATCGGACCTACAATTCTGTTCTCTTCGACTCTTGCCTGTAATTGGTCTTGAGCAATAGTACCAGAGGTATCAGGTATCGTTGCGTATGCTTTAGATATCTTCTGATAGTAAAGTTCCAAGTCTGCATTGTTTGCATACTCGAAACAAGTTAGTTTATGGTGAGAGAAGTTTGGAGCAATAGTATCAACTACGTCACTACGGTAGTAAACTCCATTGTTGTCACCATCAAAAAATGACTGTTGCCAGAAATAACAACCACCAGTTAGTCTGAATATAGCAGATGGAGATGGTTCATTACTTGAGGTAATACCTAATGATGCTTGTATCGTTGGATATGGTACATACTTTGGAATGACCTTTGTTCTTCTAAGGTCAGATCCAACAACAGAACAACCTCTGGGAACAATAATACCACCATTCACTGAGTTAAACTTGTGAAGGATGTTGTTCGGAGAGGTTAGATCGAAATTTGTATTTTCATCAAATGGTGTGATCTCAGTATATAAGTTAGTACCTGGTCTATTGTCTAGAACATATTCAGAGGGATATAGGTAGATCGAAAATGCGTCAAATTCGTCATTACTTAGACCAACACGATAAGAGAATCTTGCCACTTCAAGAAATGCCCTCTGCAATGTCTTGAACGGACGTAGTGCCGAGTTACCTCGGTTATCATATGCATCTGATGCGTCAAAGTCGTCGGGGTTGACGTATATAATACGACCAGTCCTCGACGTAATAATATTCTTTAGACGGGTTAGTGCCATTTACTCTGATCCTCTTATGTTTATTTAGTTGTCATTAAGGATTGGGGTTACCACCGCCACCTTGACCACCAGCACTAGAACTAGTTACCTGATTATATTGTGCTGCCTCCCAGTCGGAAACGGTATTCTCAAATCCGTTTACCTGGAATGTCACATCAGCTGTTGAGGCATATACAATGAGATGTGAATTAGGACCAACTACGATACCTTTATGCTCATTAGTGGTGTTAGCAGTAAGAGCTATATCATAGAAAATGTAATCCTTAGTTTCAAGATCAGTCGCTGCTGCTACAGATGATACTGTTGCAGTATCACGATCAGCACCTTGACCTAATGGTGTGTCTACAAAAGCATCAGATCCTGCGAATGCAGCAGATCCAGTACCTAATGTGACATATAGGGCAGTGCCTTCCCAAGCAGAGACCCATCCATACTTACCACCAGTTACAGTACCAACTGTCTGTGTAGAAGTACCAATAGTAAATGTATCACCAGTAATCCAAGTACCCTTAACATCATAGAGGAAAATCTCTGTGAATTGAGGATCTTGTACTACATCAATCTGTGCTGAATAATTTGTATCTGGTGCAGCAGATGCTGTACCTTCAGCGTAGTAATAAATTGGGTTTGGAGTTGTACTTGTTGGAATAATTTGTATCGTTCCGTTTGTACCAGCAGTACCAGTCTTAGTTACCCCTGTGGTATATTCAACACCAGCAGTAGGTGTGGCACCTGTACCCTCCTGAATATCAGAGAATCTTAATGGTAAACCTGTGTTAGTTGAGTCAGACTGATCAAAGAGATAAGTACGATCAACGTCCATTGAGAAACCAGTAGGAACTACTTCACGTCCAGCAACAGTTCCCCAAGTAAATTGAGTTGTGTATGATGCACTAGCAGTAGGAGTGAACTGAGTTTCTACAGTTGCGTTTGATGTACCACCTGTTAATGTTTCAGCACCATCAAACCAATCGATCTGTGCTTGTGCACCCTGTACCATTGGAGTAACAGTTGAACCATCGTTATGTGCTGCATCGGTTGTACCCCATACACCACGTGTGACTGTTACGTCATTACCAGTAACACCAGTAGCAAGCATAACTTCGTTACCAACTCTGATATGAGTACCAGTAACAATCGTTGTACCATCAGTAACTGTTAGAGTTGTGTCTCCAGCAGCAAACTGACCACCTTCATTAATGGTAGTTGTGGTTGCGTTGTCTGTGAACATAGAAACAACCTGTCCAGAAGGATGTGCAGCAGCACTCGTTCCAAACTGTGCACGAGTAACAGCAACGTCACCACCTCCAGTAGTACCAGAGTAATAAGTAATCGCTCCTGCTAGTATAATTTCAGCAGTATATCCAGTCAAACCATCTGATAGAACGAAATATGCCGCTGCACCTGCAAGAGCCCCCGCATCTACAAATTTCAGCGATGTATCACCTGAAGCAATATCAGCAACTTCTAAACTCATTGAGGTTGTACCTGAACCCCTAAAGGTACCAGTAAAACCAGAAACACCACCAGTAATAGTCTCACCACCTTGGAAAGTTCCAGTAGCACCCTGTGAGTTAGTGTTCACAGCAGTACACTTCTTAACTTTCACATAGTTAGTGATCGTTGCTGTAGATACAACAGTGTCAAGAATAAATCCACTCTTTGCTAGATCAGCAGATCCTATAAGAAGACCAGGAGTAGCATCTGATCTGCTGATTCCTGGATTAATTTCCATCTTATAGGTTGAGATGGGATTACCTCGTTCAAATGCATACGTTGAGGCATCCATCGTTAATTTCTGTGTATAGTCTTTATGTCCTATACGATATGTTGCAGCACTACCTCCTCTCTCAGCCACACTCAATACTGAAGATGCAGTATGTTCTGAGTCTGTACTGTAAAGGACGGATGCTGTGGTTGCTGCGGGGGCTGCGGCAGCGAGTCTTCCTGCTGTCATTGTTTTACCAGAGTCCTACGAAATGATTTTGAAGTCTAAGTCTGCCACCAAAGTCAGGAGCAGAAATTGGTCCACCGAAGCTAACACCCAGTGTTCCAACGTTTTCAGTAGATAACAGAGTAGCATCTGCATCTGGGAACTTGATTGATCTAGTTCCTGTAATATTATCTATGATCAGTTTGACTTGGTTCTGATCATTAGCTGCGTCTAAAAGAGTAAATTCTTTAGCAGATTTACCTTCAAATACCTGAGTGGCTTTTTCAGTAAGTACTATATTATTCTCACTAATCGGAACGTTAAGGTTCGTTTGTGGGAACTCGTACCTAAGAATTGTAGCACCAGACATATTACTTAGGTCAAACTGAATACGCTTAGTAATATCAGTACCATCAGCGAACCGAGGGTCAGCGTAATCTTTGTTTGTAAATGTCTGTGTAGCATTAGTACCAGCAACAATCAATGATTGGTCTGGCCAAGTCACTACACGATCAGATGTTACATCAGGTGAGTTAAAAGTAACCTTTGGTGTAGGGTTATTTGGATCACCAGATTCAATATTAGATATCGAAGGATTGATCAGATTCTTATTACTGACATTCTGCTCAGTAATAGTATCAATCAATGTAGACTGAGATGCAGAAGTACCATAGTCAGGCAACCTATAGATGTGCGTGACAGGTGCTTCCCAAGAGTCAGTCTCAAATAATGCAATCTTACCAGAGTTAGATGAACCCACGATCTGTAGGTTACCATCCTGAATAATGATTGTCTTATTACTTAAAGTCTGTGAAGTGTCATTACCTACAAGAGTTGTAGATGTAAAACTTCCTGTACTTGGTAGAGCAAAGGATCGGATACCTGCACCAGTTGATACACCAGAGATTTCAAACTTTGCTTTCTTATCAGGGTTCTGATCGTCAGCAAGGAAAAAGTTGGTATCTTGGAACTCAGCAGGACCATTAACAAGGAACTTACCAGAACCCTGTGGTCTCATATCAATGTTTACATTGGATGATGTTGTGTCACCTGCAATAAATCTAATCGTAGCAGAACCATCAGCGTTATCTTGCTTCTTATAGTACATACTAGATGTACCGAAAGCAATACCAAGTTCATTGTACGCATCTTGGTAGAGACCTGTGTCTCTGTCAAGGTCAAAACATAGTCCTGGTTGGGACTGACTACCTGCTCCCACTCCCTTAAAGATCTGATTAATCTTTGCCTTACGGTTAGGAATGAGTGGATCACTGATCACGACAGGTAAAACTGCTTCCCCAGTTAACACGCCATCGGCCAGAGTATCTAATTGTGAAATTCTTTTGGTTCCCACTTACTCTATGCGCTATTTCGTACAGTTTTATTTATAACTCTTTCACAGGCGGGATTAATAAGGTACCTCACCTTCACAGAGTTCAGACATTTCATAGAGAATAGGATGACATTGCTCTAGCACCAAATATTGAGAGATATGGTACAAATCTTCCATCGTATATTCTTTTTCACAACTATCAATTAGATCCATTGATGGATTATCTACCTCATCAAAGGTAAATGGCATACCCATAATGAACCACATCTTTACTACACCTTGATTCCTGAGCAAACAATACTCGCTGGTTATTTTGTATCGCATTTTGTAAACTCAAATGGTCCTTTATTTGATCCCCAGAGTAAATTGCCTCCCTTATCCCAACCTCTATCATCAGTATGAAATTTGTTGTCCTCTAGTATAGCAGCAGTCTTTACTTTTATACCATCAGGATGTTTCCAATTAGGATCAGTTTTACCTGTCCATCCTCTTGGAGTTTTTGTCCAGACAGTATCTGCTGCTTTCTCTCCTCCTTTCTGTGGATTGTATGTCTCAAGTATTAATGATAGATCGTGCTGCCTTAACCATACAAAATGATTTCTCTCTCTGTATGGTTCATCAGGGTTGTAATCATACCACTGTTTAGTCTTGAGAATTTGTCCGTCCCAGTACCAGAGGTAATGCACATATGCAAAGGATGCTGGTGATGATTGAGCTTGTTGTAGATTATGCCAGTGACCCACTAGCATTTCAAGGAATTCATCCGTGTACATTGCTATGTATGCTTGAAGATAAAGGGACCAGGTATCTTACCCCACAGTATATTACCATCCTTATCGGTTCCTTTGTCAAATGATGTATAGGTAACAGGATCTAATGTAATAGTTGTCTCAATCTTAATTCCTTTCTCATTATATGTGTCTGGTGGTGTCATACCAATAAAACCTGTCACATCTTCCTTAAAGATAAGGTGCAGGCCACTCTCATTGATATTTAATTTTATATGATCTTCCTGTATATCTAAATGATGTGTCCTTTGACGATAAACTTCTCCACTCCAGTCATACCATTGTTTAGAGTGCAAATGAGCACCTTCTACCCACCAGTCATAATGGACGTGTGCAAATTCATTAGGCCACTGTTGTGCCTGTTGCAAGTTATCCCATTTATGACAGAGGTACTCTAGGAATAGAGCACTAGAGATTGCCACGTGCTTTAATATCCTTAATCGCTGCCATAGTCTCTTGAGCAGCAAATGATCCTACATCTGCTTGACTTGGTAAACCACCTAGACCTGGTATAGGCAGTGGTCCTTGATGATACTCTTGTTCTTTAAGTGCTTCTTCTGCTGCCTCTACCTTTGCTGAGTTTGCAACAGGTGAAATAATTACATTGCCTTCGGGACACTCTATTACGAATGGTGTTCCTCTAGCAGCAAGTTTCAATGTAAAAGCAATATTCTCTATTGCTTCATCATAAGTTAATCGGTTCATTGTGTAATAAAACAACGTTGGTCTTCTGGCACAGACTCACATATCTGTGCTATGGTCTCTTGAAATCCTTCTGCACCTTCTTTGTCCCACTTAAAGCGAATCTTCTCAATGTTTCCATCAGAGGCTTGAAGGGACACTGATCGTTGAGGGACGTTGATCCAGACATAATCTAACCATAAATCTTGGGAATCCATAAGCAAATCAAGGTACTCAAAAAGTATGTAGTTGAGTTCGTCGTTATCCATTATGATGGCCACGCTACCATACATTTGCATCCAGTACGTGATTCAGCACGAATGATTGCTTCTTGCATCGTAACACAGTTGTCAACGACTTCCTCGAAAGGTACAGAGGAATTTGGTCTCTTTAATTTAACTGTGTACTTTCTTGTGGACATAATGACCTCGAAAATAGTGGGGTGGGAGATTGGATTTCTGGTTTTACCAATAAAGGACGGGCATTACTACAGTAGTAAATTTTACATCCTTGCCTGAGACCCGACTGGTAAGTCGATTCTGCTTTCGCAGCAGCACCACCTGTGTCTCATCACCTTATCCAGCTATATGCCAGAAAGATTATTCAGTCACTCCCGTGTCAGGCGATCAACCCAACAAATATATTATACACTAGTTTAGGAGAACTGGCAACCCATAGAACTGAGCAGGACCAGCACCGCATCCAGCAGTGAAAACTCCAGTGTTTACGTTATATACTGCTACACCGTTCTCAACCTGATTCATTATCGCACCACCCTTGGCAGTATTGAATTCTCCGATACCACCTGCCTTTGTGTTCACTAGGGTCAAACGACCTCCCATCTTACCGTTCACAACATCAATGATTCCACCAGGTACGGTGCATTCACAAATATTAATCTGTGCTGCTGGCATTGGACTTGGACCTACACCTGTAGCATTGATTGAAATCGTTGGACCTTTAATCAAATTGACCACACCTGTTATAGCAGGAATAGGATTAAGCATACCAACGTTCTTAAAGTGAACATTGTTAATAAATTCTGTCTTCCAAGCACACTCATTGATGATCTCACCAGAAATGGAGTTCATTAGTGAAGATGCTTTCACTGACATTGCAGAAGTGTTAACAGCAAACTCATTAAGGGCATTAAACGTGATATTAGGAGCCTGTATTTTGTAATCTCCTTCATAACTCACATCATAGTCAGATGCAAACGTTTGTGCTGCTTTAGATTGCTTAGTACCATCGGGGCCGACACCCTGTGATACGTGTAGGTTCTGTGTACCTCCAACTTCTATGTTGAAATTACCCATCACCTTCAGAGTATAATCACCTTCTACTGTAAGTGTCTTGTTACCTTTAACTGTCTTACAGTCGTCACGACCTAAG